TAAGATTAGCCCCCTAAATGGGGGCTTTTTTTATGCCCTGCTAATAAGCCTTGTAATATGATAAGAAATAGCTTAACAAGGGGTTATAGCTTAACTTAACAAAAGGATACCACGCTATGATTAATAAGAAAGATCAAATTTGTACTGATACAGGTTTCGGCCTTGTAATGGAAAGCTGGAAAAGTAACCGATATTCTAACGGGGGCCATTATTTGGTACTTGTGGAAATGGTAACAACAGCTAATTTTGCTTATCAATTGGTTAGAAGTATAAAAAACCAAGGTACTAAAACGCTGGCAGGGTTTGCAGATAAAACCGAAGCTTTGGAGTATTACAAAGATCAAGTTTTAAAAGCTCAAATGCTAGACCTTGAAAGCCAGATACCCGTAAACCTAAAAATCAACGGGGTACCAGTACAATGAAACTTTTAAAAGGTATGAACCTGAACCAATGCGCAATGGACTATGTAACGTGCTTAGATAAGGCCCCCAATGCATGGGGCCAAAACTACAGCAATAAAGCGCAAATGGTTAGTCACTACTGGCTTATTTCAATTTGCCAATTCTTTGGAAAAGATAAAGCTTTGGCGGCAATCGATGCAGCTTTTCTTTTAAAAAATGATGCAAAGGATATTAATAAAATTTGCAGGTTAGCCGTTGCGGAATGCGCTACTTTAGACAATGCGAAAACTTATCATTTGACTACTGATAAATTCGTTTTTGCTTTGGAATGTATAGAGCATTCGGACGCATTTATTCTAGCTGGTGAAGCTTACTGTCTAACAAGGTTTAATATGACTGATAACCCTGCTTTGTGTGAGCGCTTTACAGAACAGCTAGAAAATCGTTTTGATAAGCTAATTGAAAAGCATTTAAAAGAGGGGGCTTTGCTATGACTGAATTTAACGGAAGTAACGGGCTTAGAAATTTTTTAGCTTTTATTGAGGAAACTCTTATTCCAGATACTAAAGAGGCGCAGCGCTTTGAAACGGCTAAAGACTTGCAGAAACTGGTTAACATTGCCCGTACTAAGCAAGAGCGCAATTTGGAGCTACTAAGCAAAGTCGCTAGGTTAGAGCGCCAATTGGAAAACAGTAAGAAAGCTCTTAAAAAATATTATGATGTACATAGCCAGCTTAATGACCTTGTGCATAAAATGCAGGGGTTTTAGTTAGACTAATAACCAGCTTATAATATGATAATGATTAGCCCCCTTTTTGGGGGCTTTTTTATTGCCCTGAAACATTGCAAGAGTCTTGGAGCGCCAAAAGCTAATTAAAAGCCCGTAGGGAAGCTTTACGGGGTTAAGCTAGGGTAACTTGCTAAAGAGTAATAACCCCCTTGTACGGGCTTTAGAATAGCCCCTGCAGCTATTACTAGATTATAAGAGGCTTAAAACGTACACGCGAAAGAGGCACCACCAGCCAATTAATTTTCGTCAAGTTAAAAATCTGGAGCAATTTTCCTAGCCTGATAACAAAAAAGTATAAGCCCCAAAGCTATAAATTCTTGATATTATTACAATTTCTTTTCTTAATTTCTCTTTGGTTTTATTTTAGCTCTTTCTTTTCTTATTATATTATAAGTTTACAGAAGAAAAGCGTTAAAAAACAATAGCTTACTTGCTATCTTAAAAAATGCGAGGGGGGCCAAGCGCCATGGGGGGTGGGTGGCGGTATCGTATACAAGCTCTGCACAAAATTAGGAAAAATGGGCTGTAAACCATTAGGTTGCACTATGGAGAATAATCGATCCGCGTTGATTTAAAATGTAAACTTCGTAGATAACTTTAAAATACACCTTCGGGGCTATTGTAAACTAGGTCCATCCGCGTAATCCATTAAGTAAGGGTTATAAAGTAACCCCTAAGTGTTGACCTACCACAATATATGGTGTATACCATCCAATATAATAAATAAATCTACGGGTGTGGTCCCTGATAGAGCAGTACAGAAAATGACAACTACCACAGAAACTATTAAATTCGAATTTGAATTAGATGTGGAGCATGAACTTGAAGTAGATCAAGATGGTATACTAACAGTCTCTTGCTTTGCGTACACTCCTGAAGATGATGACGATGATGCAAAGGTTGTCGTGGTCCCTTTTAGAACCTTAGTTGAAAACGCTATTGAATATTCCCGTGAAGACCTGTCTGCAGATGGATTTGGGGATATGTACAAGATGGGGCATGCCTTAAGAGAAGCTTCTGAAGAGTTTCTTAAAGCTGCAGAACAGCAAGAAAACTATGTAACTGGACAAGGCCAAATCCCCCTATTCGAAGGGGCAGAGGACGATGTATGACCCAAGAGAGTTGCAGCATCTTAATATCGAAGAGGTATTTGAAGCGTATTGTCGCTTAAAGTTTCTTACAACACTCAATAATATCTCTTCAAGATGTAGGAAAGATGATATTGAGTTTGATATCTCATTAGACGATCTCTCCCCTTTTCCCTTACGCTGCCCTGTTCTGGGCATACCAATAGATTATTTTAAGAAAAAGAAAGGCCCAGCCAATAGTAGCCCGTCAATAGACAGGATAGACCCATCTAAAGGGTATATTCGTGGAAATGTAAGGGTGGTGTCCCAGAAAGCTAATCGTTTGAAACAAGACTCTTGCAAAGAGGAAACGATTAGAGTGTTGGCCTATCAGCTAGATATTCCGTACAGCGTACTAAAAGCTAACCTAGCATTGTATATATAGGACCCCCTCAGAGGACATCTGAATTTTATCATGGATTAGGGGTCTTGGCAAGGGGTTATTTCAGTTGACTAGCTAATACCCCCTATGTTATAAAGATTACTAGATGGATTAGAATGAAAAACAGACCATCCAATACAGGCACCGATAAGTATACCATAAATCTCCATTATATAAGGGCAGCTATAGAAGCAAACACAGGTGTAAGACTGTCCTTAGTTAGAACTAGAGAATATCTTGTCGAAGAGGGCCTTATCACCCCAGAACAAGCTAGAAGAAATGCACAGCCCTTTAGTGGGTACGCAGATTTTTTCGAAACTGAACATAATTTCGTACCGTCTAAACAAGATAGAGAGGCTACCGAAATTGCAAAGAAACTTTTTGAGAATAGGTAGAAGATGAACATGGGATACAAAGTTGCCAAAATCAAACCTGCCAATTGTGGAGCTTCCGTAAAAGCCGCTGGTGGTGGCTACATGGCGGTGCAAGGCAATGGCATAGATATTACAAATTTGAAACAGCCAAAAGCTGGCTACGCATATGGTGGGTATGCTAAAAAGGGGAAGAAAGCTAAGAAAGCTTCCTGATGTTTTTAGCGGTAATACTGATGTGCTTCAGTACCACTATTGATACCTGTTCATTTTCAGTAGCCCCCGTCCTCTTTGCAGACAGACAATTCTGTGAGGATGCTTCACGAATAGCTAAGAGAAACTTTGAAGCTCAGTACGAGGGCATTTCAATTAGTATCACTAATCATTGTTTGCCTATCTCTAGGGGCATCGAAACATAGATGTTATCAAGAATTTTTAGCACAGAGATTTTATACAGGTGGCTAGATAAGGTTAATACTTATGTGGCCCGTCATTCGTTTGATCCTGTGCAAGCTGATCTGACAGAGGCAATGACTGAAAGGAAGTCAATAAAAGACCTGTTAGATAATTTTGAAGAAGTGCAGCAAGAACTTCTACAGGCTGCAAATTATGCTACCCCTATTCAGGGTGATATGTTTTTTGACGAAGATGTTACCAATGACGGTAAGTGGCATAAGTTTATTTTAAAGTGGTATTCAAGGCCAACACCAAACGCCCGTGTTCAGTGTCCTAAGACATTAAAAATCTTGAAACGCCATAAAGACATTAGATTAGCTATGGTTTCGTGTTTGGAACCGCAAGCGCGGATAGAGGCCCATGAAGGACCTTGGAAAGGGAGTGTAAGAGTCCATATAGGATTAAAAACACCCAACAGAAAAGACTGCTTCTTAATGGTCGATGGGCAGAGTTATTTTTGGAATGATGGGCAGGTACTAGCATTCGATGATACCTACGAACACTACGTTCAGAATAACACCCTTTATCCGCGCATTATTTTATTTCTGGATGTTGAGAGAAAGATGAAGTCTTGGCATTCAAAACTCGTAGTATGGTTCTTAAATAGAACTGTAGCGAGGCTTACCGCAAGAGACTAACGGGTATGCAAAATACCCTACAAGTGTCTTAATTATCAGTATGTTATAATACCCCCTGTACATACCACTTACAGGAGGTTATAATGAAATACATTATGGAATATGCGACTTCTATTATGAAGTCATTTGCAGCATACCAACAGAAACGTGCAGACTATATGCTTCTCCATTCTTTATCCGATAGAGAATTAAGAGATTTAGGCATAAGTCGCGGCTCCATCAGAGAAGCGATAGAAAGACATAATGCCAACAGCTAAAGATGTAGAGCGTCTACCTAGTGGACGTATTAAGTATCGGGGAGAAACATTCGCAGGGTTTAATAAACCTAAGAGGACACCTGATGGCCCAAAGGCTAAAGCTGTTCTTGCGAAACAGGGGGACCAGATAGCTCTGGTACGGTATGGGGACCCTGAAATGAGAAACCGTCCCAATAATGCAGCGGCTCGTAAATCTTTTAGAGCGAGACATGGTTGCGATACTGAGGCGGCTAAAAACAAACTGAAAGCCAAATATTGGGCGTGTAAGGATTGGTAAAAATTCCCACAAATATAGGTTCTATTCGGAGTCTGGGCAGTTACTTTTGCTTACCACCTGTAAAGGCGTATATGAACGGTATCGCATGTCATTAGTTAATAATATAAATAAGCGCAGAAAGGCTGGCACTAGTCGGCCTAAAAGTAAATCTACGGTCAGTGACAAAGCTTACAAGGATATGAAAGCTGGCTGGCCTAACTCCAAAAAGAATAAGGCTAAAAGATCAAAAAAGTAAGTTGATCTAGCTGCACAGGGAGGGTGGCTATGATTGAACCGTTGAGCGCACTCGCTGTTGCGAGTACCGCTGTTTCGCAATTTAAAACTTTGGTGAATGCTGGCAGGGATGCCACGCAAGCACTAACAAAATTTTCTGGTGCTTGGGCTGACATTAACGAAGCCGAAAGAAGAGCAAATAATCCAAGTTTTGTTGAAAAATTTAGTGGCAGTTTAGAAGAGAGGGCCGCACAAGCCTTTGGTGCTAAACGAAAGGCCATGGAACTTAAGGCTGAATTAGAGAGTACAATTCAATTCGTTTACGGTCCATCAGGTCTTAGAGAGTACAAAGATACACTTCGAAATATGCGAGAGCATAAGAGGAAAACAGAGTACGCCAAAGCTGAATTTAAGCGCAAAGCCTTGGAAGCAACCGTTGCTGTATCTGCAATGGGTCTGGGTGTCGGACTACTAGGCATCATACTTTATTATCTAGGTATTAATCAAGGCAAGTGGTAAGAAAATGTCAGTAGAAGATCGGTTAGACCGTATGGAAGAAAAAATCGATAGGGTGTCAGAGGCTATTATTGCCATGGCCCGTATGGAAGAGCGTATGGTATCCGTCTTTAAGAGAATGGACCACCTAGACACAGCTATAAAGCGTTTCGATGAAAGAATGGATGCGGAAGAAAAGCAAAGTGTGGCTAGAGAACAGAAAATAGCTTTCGCAGAAAGAATTTTTTGGATGGTTTGTACAGGTGCCGTAGGTTTGGCGTTTGTATATCTGAGGTAAAGATGGAAGCAAAGACATACACTGAGAAACAGCTATCGTTTCTTGATGCCTTAGTGGGTAATGCTAGAGGTAATGTGCGTGAGGCAATGCGCCAAGCTGGGTATTCTGATAATACTCGTACCAGCGAAGTAGTTGATCCTCTTAAAGATGAAATTATTGAGCGTAGTCAGATGCTGTTAGCTATGAATGCGCCCAAAGCTGCATTCGGAGTTATAGGTGTACTAGAAGACCCATCATCGATGGGAGCTAGAAATGCCGTAGCTGCAGCAAAAGAGGTGCTTGATCGGACAGGGCTGGTCAAGAAAGAACAGATTGAAGTCAAGGGTCCAGAAGGTGGTATTTTTATAATGCCGCCTAAAAAGGTGTCCAATGACGAAATGGAAGAATAAGGCTAGACCCAACGCTACAGCTAGAGTTGCGTATGGTTATAAGCCAAGTGAGGACGATCCTTTAGTTCTCGTACCAGATGATAGTGTAACTCCTTATATTGAACAATCATTTGAATATCTGGATGAAGGTCACTCGTTACGTCAAACGGCAGAGTGGCTCACGAGGGAAGTGGGAAGAAAAATTTCCCACCAAGGGCTATCTAAAATTTGGAAAGAACATAGGCAGGGTTCTGAAAAGACGCAGAGAATTAAAACATTAGATAAGCAGAACCGAAAACGAAAACCTAAAACCAAAGAGGCAAAAAAGGAACAGGCTTTACGGCAAAACCTAGCACAGGCGCGAAGACGCTTAACAATTGCCGAAAAGAAAATAAAACAGGAAAGTGAAGAAACAGAAAGTAGTTTTTCAGATACGCTTGACTTCTCTGTTACACCTGTTAAAACAGAAGAAGAGGTCTTATTCAGACCTAACCAAGGACCCCAAACAGATTTCTTAGCAGCAAGTGAACGAGAGGTTCTATATGGGGGCGCGGCTGGTGGTGGTAAGACTCTAGCTCTAATCGCAGACCCTATGCGATACTTCTCAAACCCAAACTTCAACGGGTTAATTCTTCGAAGAACAACTGATGAATTAAGAGAGATTGTATGGAAGACGCAAGAGCTATATCCCAAAGCATTTAAAGGGGCTAAATGGCAAGAAAGAAAAAGCCAATGGATATTCCCCTCTGGTGCAAGATTATGGCTAACTTATCTTGAAAGAGATCAAGATGTTTTGCGATATCAGGGACAGGCTTTTAGTTATGTGGGGTTCGATGAATTAACACAGCATCCTACTCCATTTGCGTACAATTATATGCGCTCAAGATTGAGAACAACTGATCCTTCGTTACCAATCTTTATCCGCGCTACTACTAATCCTGGGGGGCCAGGCCATCAATGGGTTCGAAAGTTATTTATTGAACCTGCACCAGCTAATCAGAAGTTTGCAGCTACTGATATAGAAACAGGAGACATACTAGTTTACCCAGAAGGTCATTCAAAAGCAGGGGAACCTCTTTTTTATAGACGCTTCATACCAGCATCACTAAAAGATAATCCTTATCTTACTGCAGATGGACAATATGAGGCTAACCTTCTTTCCCTACCTGAAATGCAACGTAGACAGTTGCTTGAAGGAGATTGGAATGTTGCTGATGGCGCAGCATTTTCAGAGTTTAGGGAAAAAGATCACGTTGTAGAGCCTTTCGATATCCCCCACGATTGGAGAAGGTTCAGAAGCTGTGATTATGGGTACTCTAGTTTTAGTGCAGTCCATTGGTTCGCCATTGACCCTGCGTATGAGACTTTGATATGTTATAGGGAGTTATACCTAAGTAAGCACACAGGTAGGGACCTTGCAAAAGCCGTACTAGATGCTGAATACGGGGAACGAATTTCCTACGGAATGCTTGATAGCTCATGCTGGCACCAAAGAGGCCAGATTGGACCGTCTATAGCAGAAGAAATGATTTCACAGGGTTGTCGGTGGAGACCTTCCGACAGAAGCGCTGGCTCAAGAATAGCAGGTAAGAACCGACTGCACGAATTATTGAAGGTAGATCAAGAAACAGGATTATCAGGAATTCAATTTTTTAATACCTGCAGACAAATAATTTCTGATTTACCAACCATTCCTTCAGACCCGAAAGGGAGTGACGATATAGACCCAAGATATAAAAATGACCATGCTTATGACTCTGTACGGTATGCCGTAATGTCTCGCCCAAGGTCAAAATCTATCTTCGAAGAAATGGGTACAGATTTTAATGCTGGTTTCCAGCCTAGCGACAATATTTTTGGATACTAATATATGGCCTTAGTTTCACCCCCAGACGATTTAAACCTAGATTCTGACGCAACTACACCAATGAGTTTTGCTGCAGAGGGTGATAACGTCCAACAAGAAAACAGAGAGCTATCTGATTTAGTTGCATGGGTAACAAACAGATATAAAAGAGCTAAAGATGCTCGACACGAGGATGAAGAGCGTTGGCTTCTTAACTACAGAAACTATCGTGGAATATACGGGCCTGATGTTGCATTTACGGATAAAGAAAAGTCCAGAGCATTTATAAAGATAACCAAAACAAAAGTTCTTGCTGCATTCGCTCAGATTTCGGATATTTTGTTTGCTGGTGGTAAGTTCCCTATAGGCATACAGCCAACCCAAATATCATCTGGTGCCGCTGATGCAGTACACGTTAAAACACAGGAAGAGCCAGAAGATAAAAAGTCTACTTCAACCGCCAAACGGGTAGAGCTTGTAAAAACTGGTCCGTATGCAGATTTATTAGAAGAGGTAGAGGATGAACTTAACGAGGGTGCGTCTGGACAGTTAGGCGCTCTTGTATGGGAGCCAACAAAACTAGCTGCAAAGAAAATGGAAAAGTTAATCCATGACCAGCTAGAAGAGTCAGAGGCATCTAAACACCTACGGTCCATTGCTTTCGAAATGGCATTGTTTGGTACAGGCGTTTGTAAGGGGCCTTTTGCACAGGACAAAGAATATCCCAAATGGAATGAGGATGGAGAGTACGAGCCAGTATTTGAAACCATAGCTAAGATCGAACACTGTAGCGTTTGGGACTTCTATCCTGACCCAGAGTCTCGCTCAATGTCAGAAGCTGAATATATTATCCAGCGGCATCGTATGAGTAGAACACAGTTGCGTGGTCTTAAGAACCGCCCAATGTTTAGAGAAGAAAGCGTTGAGGAAGCAATTGCTTTAGGTCCTAATTATACACCTGAGTATTGGGAAACAGTACTAGAAGATAATGTTAATGTAAGTAATGCAGGTCCTACAGAACGCTTTGAAATTTTAGAGTTCTGGGGTATGATGGATTCTGAAATAGCTGAACAAGCTGGCATCGAATTTCCTTCAGAGTTTTCTGACCAAGATCAAGTCCAAGTTAATGCTTGGGTATGCAACGGACAGACACTTAGACTTGTTATAAACCCATTTGTTCCAGCCCGTATTCCATACCATGCGGCACCTTATGAATCTAATCCTTATAGCTTCTTTGGGGTAGGTATCGCAGAAAATATGGCAGACACTCAAATGCTGATGAATGGCTTTATGCGTATGAGCGTAGATAATGCTGCACTGTCTGGTAACCTATTAATAGAAGTAGATGAAACTAATTTAGTCCCAGGCCAATCAATGGATATATACCCAGGCCGAGTGTTTAGGAGACAGCAGGGTAGCCCAGGCCAGAGCATCTTTGGCACCAAATTCCCCAATGTTTCCAATGAGTTAATAATGATGTTCGATAAGGCCCGTCAATTGGCTGATGAAAGTACGGGCATGCCCTCATATGCTCACGGCTCTACGGGCATTATGAGTACAGGACGCACAGCGTCAGGCATGTCCATGTTATTAGGGGCTGCAGCGCAAAATATCAAAAGTGTCGTAAAAAATATCGATGATTACCTATTGGGACCTCTAGGACGTTCCATGTTCGCCTTTAATATGCAGTTTCGTTTTTCTAAGGATTTGCTAGGCGATTTAGAAGTTGTTTCTAAAGGTACAGAGTCTTTGATGCGTAATGAAATACGTTCCCAGAGATTACTACAGTTTATGCAGCTTTCATCTAATCAGATGATGGCACCATTTGTACGCTACGACTACATCCTAAGAGAATTAGCTGCATCTATGGACTTAGATGAAGACCTAATCTTGAATGATGCTAGGGAAGCGCAGCTACAAGCAAAAATGATGGCTGAAATGCAGAAAATGATGGGCGAAGACCCTAATGCTCCACAACAGCCACAACAAGCACAAGGTCCAATGGGACCGCCACAAGGGGGAACGGCACCAACGCCAGATGAACAGGGTTTCACTGGAACGGGTGGGGGAAATAATGGGGGACAGCCTGAACCACAGGCAGGTCCACCTGTACAACCACCACAAGGATAATAATGGACCGTGAACTTGCGCGTTATTTGTTGTTATTAGTTAACGACAGAGAAATGTATGATCGACTTCAACGTCTTATAGAACATAAGATCGAAGTCTACCGTAACCTACTAGAATACGCAGAAGACCCAGAGCGTGTTCCTAAAGCTCAAGGGGCCTTGGCAGAGCTTCGCAGATTTCAACATTTACGCGAAGAAATATTGTCGGCTGCAGAAGAATGAAGGGGCGGTTTTTTAATTATTTGCCAGTTTCCGTATATGCGGCAAAGGCAGGTTTAACAGTAGAAGAGCGTCAATTAATTATAGATCAGATTGATGAATCTTTTACAAAAGTCGATAGAAGTAATAGCGAAAGTACTTGGACAGGTGATGTGCATGGTTTCCATGAGCTTCACAATCATCCTACTTATTTACGTTTATTTGGCATCATTGGTGAGCAAGTCAGAGAGTATATCTCAGGACTCCAAATCAATGAACACTTATTCGACTATTACTACACACGTTCTTGGGCCACCAAACAAGTCCAAGATAAAATGATTGCCCACCATAGGCACGAGCAATCTCACATAAGCGTTGTCTACTACCCATCTGTTCCAGAACAATCTGGTGACTTTTATGTAGCAACAGACAACCACCAAAATGAAATTATAACGGGGCTATTTAGAGAAGAGCAATATAAAAAGGGTGTGGTTAAAAGTGGTTCTCAACTGAGTTCTGCAGAGCTTCCTATAAAAGTAGAAGACGATTTAATTCTAATTTTCCCCTCTAAGACTGCCCACAGGACAGGGATAAGTCAAAGCTCTAGTCCACGCTACTCAATAGCGACAGACATAATGTGCATTTTGAAAAACGCTAATGATTGGGAAATAGGATTGCCGCCTATACACACATGGAGAAAGTGCTAAAATGTATTGCTGTTATTCCCCTTGTTTACTGCACAACAGTTTGGGGGTATAATATGGATAGCTCACCGCGTCCACAGCCACGCCCATTTATTTCGCTACCTTATGACGATATCGAAAAGATTGAAAAGGTAGTTTGGGCAGAGGCTCGTAATGAGGGTGTTAAAGGGCGTGATGCTATTCGCTCTGTCATATTAAATAGGCTTGCATCAGATAGATTTGGAAATGATGTAAACTCAGTACTTACACAAGAAGAATTTGAGCCAGTTCAGATTCATGGAAGTATTGATAACATACCAATTACTGAGGATGAACTTTACGAAGGTATAGCAGAATTTGCTGATTTAATTTCTCTAGGTGATGATATTACTGAAGGTCGTACCTTCTTTCAGAATAAAAAGACCACAACTGCGCGAGGGACAGATTTTGATGGTCCAGACCCGTTAGTAATCGGGAAGCATACATTTACTAAAGGGTACGAAGGTCAAGAGCCTGTTACCGATACTACCTTCTCTCACAACGTAAAAATAACTTTTCCAGAAGAGGAAGACATGACAGTTCAAACATTCCGAAGAGGTGGTCAGCCAGATGAAGGGGGCCGAAAACGTAGACGAGAGTTTCTAAGATCAATTCAAGGGTACTCAGATCGTGTTGAAAGTGAAAAACAAGACGCGATTGCACAACAGGATCAATCTGTCGAAGAGATAGCAAAACCTGTCGAACAAAAGCGGATAGAAGAGGCCCAAGGTGTTAGTGATAAAGAAACCCGTAAGCCAGTTTCTGAAGCTGCATTAAAACAGACTGAAGAGATTATCTCTACACCGCAAGAGCTTGCTGATAGACGCAGATTACAAAGTGATAAGCTACCAGCTAAAGCAGACGCACTCCCTGAAGCAGATACGAAAAAACCAGCTAAAGTTGATAGTGTAGCAGTGGCTTCATCTAAGGAAGGGTATCAAGAAATACCAGACCCTATCAGTATGAACCATGGTGGTATTGCAATGGGGCTTATGACACCCGATGTAATAACAGGGATTGACCCAGTATCTGGTAACCCAATCCCACTAGGGTCTACTGCAAGCAACGTAAGGGATGATATCCCAGCGGCACTCTCTGAGGGAGAATATGTGGCCCCTGCAGATGTTGTGCGGTGGCATGGACTTAAAACTTATATGGAAATGCAAGAGGAAGCTAAAATGGGCCTAATGGCTATGGCTTCTATGGGTCAACTAAAAGGAATAGACTATGGATTTGATGCAGAAAATACATGCAGCGTTTGCGGAGGCTTCGATGAAAACTGCGACAGTTGCATGGGAGTGGATGAAGACTACTCAAAAGACTCAGGAACAGATGATGGAGACATGGGTTCAAACATTGAAACAGCCCAAGTAACTATTGTTGAAGAAGAGTACCCAATGAAAGGGGACTCTGAGGGAATAAAAGCATATCCGACTGAGGTGGGTCAAAACTTTACTGTCGGGGATGAACAGGTACTCCTTGTTTTCAAAAATTCAGCTTAATCGTTGATCTTTTGGGCTACCCTGCGCGGCCCCCAATTTATTGAGATAATTATATGGCAAAATATAGTAATAACCACGTTGAAGACTTGGAAAAGGAACTAGAAGGGTATGAACCTACTCCTGTTCAAGAACAGCAACTACCTACGCAAGACCCAGAAGAAACTTCTTTTAAAAAGAGGTATGGGGATTTGCGTAGGCACCTACAAAGTGTCCAATCTAACAAAGATCAAGAGATTGAGGCGCTAAAAGAGCAACTTGAGGATGCAACTCGCACCCAGATTAAGTTTCCAAAGACTGATGAAGAGGTTGAGGCTTGGAGTGAGCGTTATCCAGAGGTTGCAAAAATAATTGATACCATTGCTCGTAAACGTGCAAATGAAGCACTAGAGATTGGCGAAAAGAAAATCAAAAATCTTGAGCAAATGGAAGCGGATATAAAAAGGGAAAAGGCAGAGCAAGAGCTACGGGCCTTACATCCTGATTTTGATAAGATAAGAGCAACTAAAGCTTTCCATGATTGGGTTGGGGTACAACCTCAATGGGTACAGGATGCTCTTTATAAGAATTCTACAGATGCTCGTGCCGCAAGTCGTGCAATCGATTTGTACAAAGTTGATAACGGAATTAAAAAACGTCAATCAAACGGTGCGGCACAGTCGGTAGGACGTACTTCAGCTTCAGCCCCATCAGGCGGTACACAAGCTCGTTTTTCAGAAAGTCAAATTTCGAAAATGTCTGATGCTGAATACGAAAAGAATGAGGCAGCAATTATGGAGTCTATGCGTAAAGGACAGTTTCTTTATGATGTGTCAGGCGCGGCTAGATAATATGTCTTGCAGGGACCCTTTATATGGTGGTATAATGCACAGTATTCAGGGTCTCTATCCCTTTTGGGATATCAGAAACTGAGGCCGCTAGTTTTAAAGTAGCCTACCCTCTTTTTCTCAAAAACTAACACAGAAGAATTGGCAAAAAGATTACCAGAGCCAATAGGCCCGTTATACCTAGTATATACGCACCCTTGTAGGCTTCTGCCCTTTGAATCCACTTCTGGTTTTTAGCAACCCCCTCGTAGGGGTTTATTCTAATTGCCATAGAAGGAGATTTAATCATGGCATTTCCAAGAGCATCAGGTTATAACAACCTAGCATCTTCAAACGGAGCGTTCAGCCCCGTCTTATATTCCAAAAAAGTCCAGTTGGCGCTACGCAAGGAATCAGTTTGTGAAGCGGTAACCAATACGGATTATTTTGGAGAAATTTCTGCAATGGGCGATTCAGTTAGAATTCTGAAAGAGCCAAGTGTGGATATCGTAGACTACAAACGTGGTACTGCAATGTCATCTCAAGATTTGACAGACGCAGACTTCTCACTAGTTGTCGATCAAGCGAATGCGTTCCAATTTCAAGTTGACGATATTGAAAGTCAGCATTCACACGCCAATTTCATTAGCCTTGCTTCTGATAATGCAGCTTATCAACTAAAAGATGCATTTGATAAGAACGTACTTGGCTACATGATGGGGTATGAGTGGAATGGTTCTGCTTGGGTCGCTATCACAGCATCATCAGGCGATAAAGCAGACGCTGGCGCTGGTAATGATGAACTATTTGCTGCAAACAAAATCAAAGCTGGCGAGTTCGGTGGAACAGCAGGTAACTCTGTCCCTCTAGCTGCAGGTGGCGGTTCTGGCGCAGTTACATCACCTCTAGCATTACTTAACCGTATTGCTCGTAAAATGGATGAAGCAAATGTACCTTCAGAAGATAGATACATGGTTGCTGACCCCGTGTTTTACGAAATGCTACAAGACGAAAACAGCAAATTAATCAATAATGATTTTGCTGGCGGTCAAGATGCTGGTGATATGCTCAGAAATGGGCGTGTTGTTTCTGGTCTAATCCGTGGCTTCAAACTCTATAAGTCAAATAACCTTCCATACAAAGGCACTGGCGCTGGAACTGCAGCGGCTAGTGGGTCAACGACTAACTTTGGAGTGATTGTTTGTGGGCATGCTGGTGCGGTAGCAACTGCACAGCAAATCTCAAAAACTGAGAGTTTCCGTAGTCCTGATACCTTTGCAGATGTGGTGAGAGGAATGAACTTATTCGGGCGCAAGATTCTTCGTCCAGAGTCACTTTTCACAGCTAACTACAACATAGCATAGCAAACATTGGGGGCTGGTTAATACTGGCCCCCATAATTTGTTGGAGTTTTATGGATGCCAGATACCTACATCGATTTATGCAATCAGGTACTTCGTAGGTTAAATGAGGTAGAAATACCCCCCTCTGAATTTGCAACTGCCCGTGGTGTGCAAGCCTTGGTCAAAGACGCTATTAGATCAGCGGTTGCATCTATAAATCAAAGTGAATTTGAATGGCCTTTTAATGCGGCACAGCATGTAGAACCATTAGTTATTGGTCGTACCGAATATAACTGGCCTACTGGTTTTAAAGTAGTAGATTATAACAGCTTCCAAGTAATTGATAATTACACAGAAGATTTAACTGCAGGTAAGTTCTTTAAACTTCAGTATATTGAAAGGGACGTTTACCTAGACCTCTACAGAGATAGAGATAATAACTCACATTTTGATGGGATTGAACGGCCCCGTTTGGTATGCCCTTCACATGGTAACGGCTATATAGTTACCCCCTCACCCGACAAGGCGTATTCAGTACGCTTTAATTACTTTTTAAATTACGCTGACCTTCAGTTATTCGATGATGAAACTAGAGTTCCGCAATCATTTTCTAACGTAATTGTAGATGGTGCTTTAATGCACCTTTATATGTTTAAGGACAACGTAGAGGCAGCGCAGGTTGCTAAATTAGTTTTTGAACAGGGACTGAAAAACTTACAGACTCTTTACATTAACAACTACGAATCTGTCACAGATAGAAGAGTGGCTTATTAATGGCAGATAGGATTCAGTCGTATAAGGTTATTTCGGCTGGTGGACTAAACTCAAATGAAAACCACCTCGACTTAGCTGAGAATGCTCCAGGCTCTGCTACTCGTTTAGTTAACTACGAGACAAGCCTCTTTGGGGGCTATAGAAGAATTAATGGGTTTGCACCTTATGACTCACAACATGAGTTTGTTAACCCGTCAGGCGCGGAAGGTAAGATACTTTGCGTTGCTTTATTTAAGGATGATTTGTTCGGAACAACTTACCCTATTTGTGCAAGAAAAGATCAAGGGTCCGACACCTACTCATTCTACAAGAATACAGGGGCTACTGGCTGGGTGCAAATGCCAACGGGTTATACCCGTGATATGGCTGATAATCTACGGACAGTAGAAAAGATACGGTTCGCTTCATTTAACTTCGGTGATGGTAACACGATTATCTTTGTTGATGGGGTTAACGAGCCGATTGTATTCGATGGGACTACATGGACAGAACTAACGGTTGGTACCTCAATAGCCCCAGTAGCAGGTACTCAGGCAGACGCTGGAGGTGACCAACTTTTAGCACAACCTTCTCTAGTAGACGTTTTCCAAAACTTTGTCTTTCTAGGCGGTGATGAAGCCAATCTAGGTACCATTTGTCATAGTTCGTCAAAGGACGTGTATAACTGGAATTTTACAAGCGGTGATGCAGGGCAGATAAGTGTAGGATTTGATGCCGTTCAGTTTAAACCATTTAGGGAAAACTTATTTGTTTTCGGGCGTAATGCGATTAAAAAAATATTGCTTACGGCAATAGGAAACACCCAAGAATTTAGTCTGGAAAATGTTACAACAAATGTTGGATGTGTTGCTCAAGATAGTGTTCTAGAAATTGGTGGTGATCTCGTATTTCTGGCTCCTGATGGAATTCGCCCTGTTGCTGGTACTTCCCGTATCGGTGACGTTGAATTGGAAACAATATCTAAATCTATCCAATCTCTACTTGTCGATCTACCTACTGACTTTGATTTGGATAATTTACTTACAGGTGTCGTTATCAGAACAAAATCTCAACTGAGGTACTTTGTTGGGGATGATGTAAGAACACCACAGGACTCCGTAGGTATCGTAGGGGGGCTAAGAACTTCGGACCAAACCCTAGGATGGGAATTTGGTGAATTGCTAGGTATACGGGCTTCCTGTGCAGACTCAGGATACATTGGTAGGACAGAGTTTGTTTTGCATGGCGATTACAACGGGGGGATATACCGACAGGAAGATGGTAACTCCTTTAACGGTAATGGTATCTTAGGAGTTTATAGTACTCCATATTTTGACTTCGGAGATACTGAAGTACGGAAAATTTTAAGAAAACTGAACACGTTTATTCGTGCAGAGGGTCCAGTAGAGATTAACATATCTATTTCCTACGATTGGGATGATACAGACACAGCTAGGCCAAGCTCTTATGCTGAAGAGTCTAAAGGCGCACCCGTTGTTTATAACGGTAGAAACATAACATATGGCGATAGCGCGGTTATCTACGGTGGTAGTGAAAAACCTATTATGAACACTGACATTCAAGGGTCAGGTTACGCAACAAAAGTTACCTACGTTACTCTGGGAGAAAATGCCCCTCATTCAATCCAAGGCATGGTCTTTGAGTTTAGCGTAGCAGGGAGAAGATAAATGGCTGCAGGTTCTGGTTACACAAGACGATCAATTGCAGATATAGTTAATGGCGAGAATATTACAGCGCCACCAATAAATGCTGAATACAACGCAATTGAAACAGCGTTTGATGGGGCAGACGGACACTCCCACGATGGCTCTTTAGGAAACGCACCTAAGATTAACCTTGTAGGTTCTATCACTGGATACTTACCTGCAGTACATGGTGGCGTTGGTGGTAAGAATAAACTTGATGCTACCTCTAATCCAGTAGGACTAGATGATACAGACGATGGATACGCAGTAGGAAGCGTATGGGTTAATGTAACAACCCGTAAAATTTTTATCTGTACAGATGCAACGGCTGGTTCTGCACAATGGCATGGAGTTCTAGCACTCAATCCGCAAGGACACCTAATACCAGAGGGTTCTGCATCAGACCTAGGTAGCACCACTAATAAGTTTAGAAATTTGTTCTTGTCAGGGGGCCTTGAAACTGCTACATTAGATGGTGAGTTAGGGTCCATAACTCCAGCCTCAATTACTGCCACAGATATTACCGCTGACAGTATCACAGCTACTCCCGTAGGCAACGCACACACCATCTTTGGTAACTTGCTTGGTAATGCCACTGGTAATTTTAAAGGAGATATTTACTCCGTTGATGATACCTTAGTTCTTAATAATGGAACAGACGGTACAGACGCATCCTTTATAGGCTCCGTAACAGGTAGTGTAACAGGTGATATTACATCTAGCGGAACTTCAGCTTTCGCAACACTTACCGCGACAGACATAACTGCCACAACAGTAACTGCAACTTTTACGGGTGATATCACAGGTGATTTAACTGGTGACGTAACAGGTAATGTGACGGGCAATGTAACAGGTGACGTTACTGGTAATCTAACGGGTAATTCGTCAGGGGTACATACAGGGGCAGTTGATGCTCAGAACACAAGAATTCTGAATGTTGCTGACCCAGTAGACACATCAGACGCTCTAAGCCTTGGGTATTTTAATCAGGTTTTATCAGGGTCAGAGCAAGGTATCGCAGGGAGTCTCGCAGACGCAAGGGAAGCAAGAGACACAGCTTTAGGATACCGAAACGAAACAGAGGCTTTCCGAAATGAAACTGAAGGTTTTCGTGACCAAACATTTGCAGCAAGGGACGAGGCAAATTTAGCAAGAGATATATCAGTCAGTAAGGCTAGTGAAATATCCAACTTGTACGACTCTTCTCAATACGCACAGAGATTAATTGGGAGTTTAATTTAATATGTCAGAGAGAACACTAGCATACTGGAATCTTAAAAGAACAACTGCAGAGAAAGCTATTACTAATCTCTCTTTAATGTTGGATTCACCTTCGGTTCGTGATGTTATCGTGACGGTAAAATCATTAGAGATAATGGATGATGATGCCATAGGCGCTAACGGGTATGATGCTCTAGTTGAGAAGCTAGTTCAAGCTGCCCATGACGTAATGGATACATCACTAGCAATGGACGATATGATGTATGTCGTTCGCGCAATATCATACGGGAGAGTCCCCTATGGTTCTGAATGGTGGTGGAAAATTCGCCACAAGGATTCAGAAAATATCGATTGGCATGGTCAAGTGGTAGTCGGTGAACGCACCCTAGAATCCTTTGGGGATGCGATTTTGGAAACTTTTTATGCAGTGCAAACTTAAGAGGATAAATAAATGGCAACCGTAAATATGAACGTGACGGTTGGGGCGTATACCGAAGGAAACCGTTGGCAAATTGACGGTGCCAAACACCCTAACCTGTTTTTAGTAAGAGGAAATACTTACAATTTCAACGTAAGTGATTCTACAAATTCAGGGCATGTACTTGCCTTTGCAAGCGCAGCCGATGCTGCAGGTAGCACCGAATATACCACGGGGGTAACCACTACAGGAACCCATGGGCAGTCGGGAGCTTCAGTTTCTATCGTAGTCGCTGATGATGCGCCCGATACACTGTACTACTACTGTACCTTACACTCAGAAATGGCTGGCGCTGGTGCGGCTGGTGCAGCGATTCATGTTTCAGGTGTAACAATTGCTCAAATTGCAGATCACACCACAGTAGCAGATATTTCAGTCACAGACTTCAGCGCAAACACAAGTATTTTTACGAATACATTAGCGCGAGAAATTCCAACAAAACTAAACAGTATCGCAGCCGACTTTAAAACACACATTAACGATAACTTTGCAGATGTTGTTGTTGGTGATGTTAATACATTTATTGACGGTATTGAGACTTACCTGAATGCTACTGTAATTGCGGCAATCAACGCAGCGATAGAAAGTATGCGTACTGATGGTACAACCTTCGCGTCACAGATTGCTAAAGAGCAAGTTGAGTACGCTGGTCAGTTTGATACTAAATTTTCTGACCTAGAGGCTAACTTAGGTACATATACTCAGGATAACGCATCATACACAAAGGCTCAAATTGATGATACTTTGTTCACTGGCGCAATCTCTTCATCTAACATTTCACATGACTCAGATGGGCGGCTTACTTCGATTAACTCTCACGGCAAACTTGTCTGGAACATTACCTATGACTCAGACGGGTATCTAGAAGGCTTCAGAGAAACAATTCAAATCGGGGGAGTTCCAGTAACGAAAGTCTATAATGTTCTTACTGACTCAGATGGTCTTATTGAAGCAATCGAAATAGTACCATAGGAATAGGAGTAACAGGTTATGGACTTATATCTCCTTAACGAATTAAACAAATTAGAGGCAGGTGGCGCAGGGTCAACCTCTGAAGCAGGGAGTATGTTTCTCCCTAATGATGCTAGTGGCAATGAGACTGTTTGGCCTATTATCACTCGCGTAAATGATCGTCAGCAAACGGATAACTGGACTTGGAGTTCTAGTAGCCCATACACCTCGTTCTATACATATGGCGGTGCTGGTCGTAGCGATTATGAATATGGTGTTTTTAATGCGATAGGTAAACCCTATACGGAAACCAACCAGAGATCGGCTTACGATAACGGTGGTCCACCTCATTTACTCTTTATTAATGGGGGCAGACATGGTGGCCCATTTAGCATGTATAACACACGCTGGAATGGTCAAAGTTATCCCCCTTTCCGCACGACTATCATGTGGTTAAAAAACACTACTAATGGCGATCTGACTATGAACCTTTATGGAAAAATGAGTTCAAACTGGCAGTCAGGGCATGATGGTGCATCCATATCGATTGGTGAGCCTAATTATGCAGACAAATCGCAAGTAACCGATTTGGATTGGAGTAACAATAATTATACTGGTACTAGCACCGATTGGAGTGGAAGTGTCAGTAGAGGCAGCATTGAAGCAGGTAAAACTGTAGTCTGTTTGATGATGCACTCACTGTATTACTACCAAGACAGTAGTAATGTTGCAGGGTGGCAAGATTTGTCTACATTTTATAATATACATGACCTTTATAACGCAGGGTGGCGGCCTGATTATGATATGTACAAAACTTCCTTACTAGCCCGTGATGCAAATTGGGATGCCAGTAGTGGGGATTTTAGTTATAGCCACAGCAATAGAGTTCGTAATTTGTATCGTATGTGCGCCTACAATTACCCAGAAACACCATAAAAAGGAGACAGTAAAATGGATATGGACTTATTTTTACTGAATAAACTGTCTCAACTAAAAGACGGTAATACAGGTGGCGGTGGAGCCGCAGGGGGTTACTTAATTGCCCCCCACAATTCAAATAAAACAAATTTCTCAACTAATCGTATACCTTTTTATTCAGTATACTCAACTAACGGACGCTACGCTTACGATAACGGGGAATGGTCAAGTAGTAACCACTACTCAAATTTCTCTACTTCAGCGCAGTTCGGTGCATCAGATCAAAGGGCAATTTTCTTTTCAGCAAATGAATCGCATGATAACAGTTCCGCTAACAGGTATTATAATACAACAATGGAAAACAGAGGAACCACCAATTCCTCACAAAGGCTCTACCATTCGCTATATAAGACTTGTGGCATAAACCAATTAACGCACGTTATTAGATACCACGATAACTATGCATCTTTTGGTAATAACATAGTCTTCTTGCGGAACCCAACAGGGAGTTCAATTAGTTGTGACTTATACTACCAGTTTAGTTGTCGCTATTCTCATAGTTATGATGGAGCGTGTTTAATAGAATACACCCCCAACAATACGGCATACTCGCAAGTAACGTCTGTAAATAGAACTACCAAATGGACTTACACCAATAACACTTGGTACACAACTGGAAGTACAAGTATAACAGTCGGACCTTACCAGACAAGGGCGTATGTTCTCTGTAATTCGTTCATGTATTACACAAACACCGATAACGGTTATTGGGTTTACGAAGGTAATAACTGGTACAACACTCATGTTCCTATCAATGCAGGGCTAGTGATCGATAACAAAGCGACACAACATTATCTGTGTAACCGTGTGGCTAACTATAATGGAAATCACGCCCAAGATAATGACCTTGTAACCTTCTGGAAATCGCTTGGCGAAACATTCGGAGATAACTAATGGACCTCTATTTACTTAATGAAATACAAAAATTAAAAAGCGGTGGAGGTGCGTCATCTAGTGGTGAAACATCCCCAGGAATATATCCTAATGAAGCGACTACGACAGTAGAAGCAGCGCATACGGTTGTTTCCTTTAGTGGTATTCAAGAGCGTTATTTTCATCAGTCTAGAGATTGGAATACTGGTCACCCTTACTATGGTTCTACTTTTTATGTCTATGAAGCAAGTGATTGGCGAAAAATAGAGGCTTGTTGGAGAATACCTCGCGGAGTAGGCTTCTATAGGTATGGCGGTGGTAACTCTTATAACACTGGTAATAATGTTAAAGGGATAAGGACGCATTACGCGAATAAGCGTTCTGTTGGCTTAAAGCACATGCAAACACTGCATGGTCGAGCAACGCAGAATTATATGCCTATAGTTTGTAATATTATGTTCGTTCGTAATACGACTAATAATAGCATAGCCAAAAATGTTAACTTTCACTACACTAATTACTGGCATCAAGGATACGAAGGTGCAGCATTACATGTATACAAGCCAAACCACCAAGATTACACGAGCGTAACTCGACAGAATAATAGTTGGTCTACGCCTTGGAATACTTCATCAGGTGGTGGGCAGTATACAGGTGATAATGTAAACGTAACTTTCCCTGCAAATAAGACAACGGCTTTGATGCTAGTTTGCACAGCAAGTTATTGGACTAACAGTTCGTACTGGACACACTCAAGAATGGCTAACCACTTCAGTCAAATAGACAACATATTTGATGGTACTGGTCAGTTAGTGTGTGATTTGCAAATGTCGCAAGTATACAAGCAAGCGACAATCACAGCACATCAGAGTGAAAATTATAACCAGAATGAGAGTTTCTTTCATTTCTACAATAAATGCGGTGAACTTTTTGGAAACCGCACCCCTGCATAGCAATAAACTAGGAGATTAAAAATGCTATATTTAGTAAGTATGGGTGGTGACGGGAAATCAATTGCCGTTAAAACCATTGATGAAGCGCCTGAAGAACTAGAAGCAGGTCAGCATGTAGTTGAACTTGAAGAGGAACCCTCAGTAATTCGATTTATCGAAGATGAGGATGGTGGAATCGTTCCAATGACTGAGGAACAGCGTGATGCTGAGATTGCTGAAATGGCTATCCCTGCGGCTGCTACGCAAAACCGTATGGAGCGAAACAATCTACTAGCACAGTCTGATTGGACACAAATGGCAGACTGCCCATTAAGTGATGATGATAAGGCTGAATGGGCTGCATATAGAACCTTGTTGCGCGATTTGCCAACTAATTCTTCGTGGCCTATGTTGGAAAAAGACGATTGGCCTGACGCTCCATAATTAAAAAGTGTTAAGGGCTTGTATTTCCTTGTTAAAACCCTGTATAAGGGGTTATAATGATTTAATAACAAGGGGTTACATTGCCTTCAACACAAGAAGTTTTTGATGGCATATACCTGTTTTCTAATACAGAACTTGCCACAGAAGTTTCAGTAGCAGAATTCTGCGCTGATTATATTAATCCGCTAACTACAGGGCATGCAAAACTGTATTATGCGGAGAAACCAAACGGCATCAAAGGTCCTGCAGGTCTAACGACTTGGTGTTGGTTCACTAACGAAGAAGCCGAAGCCTTTAAACAAGGTGATTTTAGCCCATCCCTAGAGGATTACCGAAGAGAAAGCGGTGACCAGCTATGGGGAATTTGGTTAATAGCTCCGTTTGGTCATTTTCGTCAAGTATGGCGGCAAATGAGTAACCACTGCCAAAAATTGTACGGACCTCAAAAAGTACATTGGCTTCGTATCAACAGAAACACTTCAGAAAAAATTCATAGAGGCAAAATGTAATGGGTAAGAAAAAGTCTACCACAATTAAGGAAACAGCCCTTGGTGAAGAACAGGTTGCCACAATAACTGGCAATCAAGCCAATATATCAAATCAGGTTAATGAGGGCTTTACAAACGCAGCGGCAACAGGCGCACAGTTAGTTGATGGTCAGGGGGTAATTACCGCCAATCAGCAAACCATGACTGATAATCAAGGCACCATTATTGGTAATCAGGATGCCCTTAAAGCAGGGCAAGCTGGTATTACTTCAGCTATTGCAGCAATTCCACAAACTCAAGTTGTTACACAAACAGTAGATACTAGCGGTATCGAAAATCGTATTGGAACACTTGAAGGAACTACCCAATCTGGTTTTGACACGATGGGTGGTCGGTTTGATACTGTTGATAGTAGTTTAGGTACCATTGGAACAAATGTCACAGAAGGGTTTGCAGGGGTTAATGAATCTCTCGATTCACTAGGGGGCAACGTAACTGACCTAGGTACCGCCCAAGCAGAAGGATTTGCAGACGCAGAGACTAATCGTGCGGCAATGCAAGAGGCTATTCTAGGGGCTACTACAGGAATTACTAGTGATCTTTCTGACTTTCGAGCCTCTGCAGATACACAACTAGGAAGCTTGGTTACAGGCCAACAGGCTTTAACTGAGGGTCAAGGCGCACTTCAAACAGGCTTAACAGATTTTCAAGATCAATACTCAACAGACTACGCAGTTACATCTAACTTTTTAGGTGAAATGGCAAATAACATGGGCGCTGGTTTTGAAGCTCAAGAAGGTAATGCAGCTAGGGCGCAAGATGCTGCAGATGCGGCTATGGCAAGAAGGGGCGGTGGTGGCCTAACAATAGAGCAAGTAGAGGCCGCTGTTCAACGGGCTATCGCTCAAGCTAACCCCCAAGCAGCCGCTGGGCAGGTTGATTACGCTCGTATCGCTAAAGAGGTATCAACAGGCGTATCTAATCAGGTTCAAGATGGTCAATCAAATGCTGCCGATTGGGCTATGCAGCTTAATTCTATTCGTACCCTCATTCAAACTCAGGGTGCCAATATGGATCAAGACATGCGTTACAGCTACACTGCATTGGCTAACTCATTTGACAACACAGGTAAGCTACTTGCTAACACAGTTGATGATAATGGTGTTCGTACTGCTAGGGCTATTGATGAACAGGGTAACTTGCTTCTTGCACGATTTGACTCAAACAATAACCTTCAAAACCAAGAGCAATACAATATCAATAATATGCTGCAGCAAATGAATGCAACACTGATGCAATTCCAAGCTGGCGGCAATTATAACATGGGTCAATTATCTAATCCATATAACCGTGGCGCTGGTGGCATTATGTCTCCGTACAGCCGTTCAATGCGTAGGGGAAGACGCTTTGCCAGAGGTTAGAATATAGAAACTTAGGGTGGGCCTAAGAGGTAAAAAATGCATCCTGAACATATTTCAGAAACAGGTCTAAATTTAATTAAGTCGTTTGAGGGCTTGCACAAAAAAGGTGAAGACGGGCTTATCCATTCATATCGTTGTATTGCTGGACGGTGGACGATAGGATTTGGTTCCACGAAGGGTGTACGCAGCGGAATGCGTATTACAGAGCAAGAGGCCGAAGAGCGTCTAGCAGATGATTTGAAGACCTTTGAGAATGATATCAAACGATATGTTCAGGTACCATTAACTCAAAATCAATTTGATGGTTTGGTATCACTAGCATTTAACATAGGCGGTGCTAATTTTTCTAAATCGACTCTTGTGAAAAAAATTAACAAGGGCTTGTATGATGAAGTTCCTGAACAAATACTTCGATGGAATAAGGCGCGAGTAGCAGGGGAACTTAAAGTAGTAAAAGGTTTGGTTCGTAGGCGTACTGCAGAAGCTGCACTATTTTCTATGGACTCTACTCTACCGTCTAAAGGTGGCGATATTATGCCACAGAAGGTTGAGCAAAAAGCACAGAAGCCACTGCGTAAAAGTAAAACAATGGCTGGTGTAGGTATTGCTGGTTTAGCTACCACAATGAATGAGGTTTCTTCTCAGCTAGAGGGTCTTATGGCCTATTCTAGTAGTTTAAAGACAATTTTTTTAATTTGTGCGATTGGCGGTATCGCTTTAGCAGCTTGGGCAAGATACAGCGATCATAAAGAAGGTGAGCGTTAATGTTCGGTATGATAACGGGTAAGATTAAAACTTACCTTATTGCTGGATTAGCTGTTCTACTTCCCATCCTCTACGTCTTAGGTCGTAAAGATGGTAAAAATCTAGAAAAATCAAAAGTTCTAGAGGATGCGCTAGAAAATGAACAAGACAAAGCTGAGTTCTATCGTTCAATGGAAAAACATAATAATGAAATTGAAAACAATGCTCCTAGTGACCGTAGCAGTCTTACTGACAGGCTGCGTGGGAACGGTCTATAAAACTGATTTAGAAATATACTGCCCACCACTGAAGCAGTATAATTCAGAGTTTAATAGTAAGCTTGCAGACGAAATAGAAGTTATCCCAAATGAGGGGTCTGCCTTAGAGACTGTGGTTATGGACTACATGGTTCTCAGAGATAAAATATCTGCTTGCCACAAAGAACAGGAAAAACGGGATGAGTAATACCACAACCACTTCAACAGGTATCGTAGTCTACAATAACCCGAATACTGGTGGCAGTACAGTAGGTTCGGCTGATGCAGTAGCAGCAACACCAAC